GGTTAGAGAAGATCAGAAAGATTCTGAGGCTATCGAAACCCAAACAGAAGAAAGAAAATCTATGTCAGAAAACATTGAACTAGACGTTCGTTCTGTGCAAGACGAAATGGCTGAGTTGCGCCGGGTAGTCGAAGCAGGACTTACAGCATCAACACCTAAAGTAGCAGGCTCAGAAATCCGCTCACAGGGAGAGTTCGCTAAGAAACTCCTAATCGGTGACGCCGGAGCTATTGAGCTTGCTCGCGCAGCTTCCACTAGTGCCAACACCGTAACAACCGCCGCTTTTGTTGGTCAGATCAACAACCTAATTGACAATAACCGCCCGGCGCTATCCGCCTTCTCTAGAGCAGCGCTTCCAGATTCAGGGCTTACTATTGAGTATGCCTCAGTAACTGCTAACACTCTCTCAGTTACAGAGCAAGACCCCGAGAATGACGCATTGGCTTTTGGCAACTTGACAATCGCTAACACTTCTGCGCCAGTAAAGACTTACGGCGGCTACACAACCTTCTCTAAGCAGACAATCGAGCGATCAACCGTTGATTACCTAAACACCGTATTCCAGGCGCTTACTATTGCTTACGCAAACGCTTCTAACGCTGCTTTTGTTGCACACGTCGAAGCCCTAGTTATGACCGGAAAAGTGTTTGACATCTCGGCAGGAACTCTAGCGGCACTAATCGGTGGTATCACTGATGGCGCTTCTAAGATCTTCGAGGGAACTGGTCTACGACCTGAAGCTATTGTTACCTCCACTGAGGGCTACAAGTTCCTGATGACAATCGTAGGCGGAGACGGCAGACCGGTAGTGCTACAAGACGGTCAGGGCGTAAACAACGTTGGAACTGCTAACCTTCCAGGACTATCGGGCAACCTTCTAGGAATGCCAGTAATCGTAGACCCTGCTATGACCGCTAACAAGGTGTACATGGCTAACAGCCGCGCAATTCAGTCCTTTGAATCAGCAGGCGCTCCGGTACGTCTAACCGATGGTGACATCACTACCCTTACAGATTCAGTAAGTGTCTATGGGTATTTGGCAATCAGCACACCATTCGCCGGGGCAATCGTAGAACTAGACATCGTAGCCTAAGGAAATCTAAATGACAACGGTAGTAACGCTGGCAGAACTGCAAGCCTATGTAGGCACAGACGAAACAGGTAGTTTTATACAATCTTGTCTAGATTCTGGAACTGCTCAGGTTGGCAACTATGTCGGCGTTATTACTGCTGTTCCAGATCAGATACACAGGCAGGCTACGCTTATCTGTTCCTCAGAGCTATTCCACAGGCGTTCAGCGCCTAATGGAGTGGCGCAATTCGCTAGCTTAGATGGAACACCCGTAAGAGTCGCTAAAGACCCTATGGGAGCTGTCTATCCGTTGCTATTGCCTTATGTTGGTTTTGCAGTATGACAAACGAAATCACTCTCTCTAAGGCAGAACTAAAGCTAGACCTAGAAGAGGCCGGCATCAGAGTTTTAGATTACGTTCCGGAGCGCATAACGCCGCCGATAGTAATCATGAGTTCTGCTAGCCCTTACCTCACACCTAGCACTTTAGGCACTCAGTACGATCTCAATTTAGAGCTAGTTGTAATCGCTTCAACTGCAACCAATAAGCAAGCTACAGAAAATCTAGATCAGGCAATTCATAACGTCATAAGTGCTATGCCTAGATACGCTCGAGTGATTCGAGTAAATGAGCCTTACAATCTACAAACTAATAACGCTGAATACCTATCGGCAAACATCTCACTCGAGCTAGAAATTACTATTTAGAAAGGTCATGAAATGACTAACACAAGAATTGTCGCAGAGAACATTAAGTTCCTAATCGCAGATGTTGAATACGCCTGCGCCGCCACTATGGTAGAGCTAACCCTAGGAGATGCTCCTGGAGATGTTCAAACCTTCTGCGAGCAGCGTGTAGGCGGAGAATGGGCATTAGCCCTAGAGGGTATTACCTCAGGTGATGCTACTTCTCTTTATCGCGTTCTTTGGGCTAACTTTGGTACAACCGCTACTTTTGTAATTGCTCCTAACGGTAACGATGCCGCTTCTACTTCTCAGCCTCACTATTCAGGCGTGGTCAAGTTCAACGAGATCCCTCCGCTAAGCCTAAACTCTAACGAAACCTCAACCTTCTCAGTGACCCTTAGGGTTGTTACTACTCCTAACGATGCAGATGCAGATCAGTACTTTGGGGTATCGGTAGTAACCGCTTAATAATGGCTGTTCAACCGGGCGTAAAAGTCAAGAATTTAAGGGAAATCAACAAAGCCTTAGATGCTATTGGAGTGCCAAAAGACGCTATCAAAGACGCCGGAAAAGAGTCTGGTGAACTTGTAGCTAATGAGGCGCGCGGACTAGTCCCGGTTAGAACAGGCGCTTTGCGTAACAGCATCAGGGTTGGAGCTACAGCTCGCGGCAAGATTACGGTCAAGGCAGGTAACAATAGAAGTTCTAGTTCAGGTGTTCCTTACGCTAATCCTATTCACTGGGGTTGGTTCAAGAGACACATCAGGCCGCAGCCATTCTTTGTTAGGGCGCTCGGCTACACTAGAGAAGAAATCTACAAAAACTACTTCGGTCAAATGGAGAAGCTAATCAAAACAGAAACCGCTAAAACGAAACTCTAAGGAATCACAGATGATGAATTTCGATGAAATGACACTAGGGCAGGTCGAAGAAATAGAGCTGCTAGTAGGTCGCAGCATAGACGAAATCTTTGCTGACGGGCAACCAAAGGGCAGGGCGCTGAGGGTTCTTTACTATGTAGCTATGAAGCAGGATAACCCTAACTACAAATTCGAGGATACTGAGACAGTAACTCAAAAGGAAGCCTTAGGAATGCTCGGAGCGACAGACCCAAAAGTAAAAAAGTAGCTGAAAGGCACGCTAAGAAAATGGCAGAGTTTGTAATAGCCACCGGGGTTAGCCCTAGTGAGTATCGCAAACTTACAGAAGTCGAGTATTCAGCTTTCGCAACTGAGGTACATAGGAGAGCAACATGAGCTTAGTGCTAAATGTAGAGATACTTGGAGAATACAAAAATCTCTCTAAGGCTACTAAAGGCGCTAATGCAAGTTTCGCAGACCTAGGGAAAAAGTTCGCAAAAGTAGGCGCAAACATAGCTAAAGTTACTGCCGCTATTGGTATCGGTATAGGTGTCTTGGCAGTTAGCCAAATCAAGAAAGCTATAGACGCAGCTAGCGATCTCTCAGAAGCCACTAACGCGGTAAACGTAACTTTTGGACAAGCGGCAGAAGGAATTTTAGCACTAGGTGAGAATGCGGCTAGAGGGCTAGGGCTTTCTAAAACAGAGTTGTTTGGGATTAGCGTGCAGTTTTCTTCCTTTGCTAAAACTATTGCAGGTGATGGCGGCGATGTTGTAAACATAGTAGATGAAATTTCTAGGCGCGGTGCAGACTTTGCCTCGGTTTACAATCTTGACGTAGCAGATGCCTTAGCTAAATTTCAGTCAGGACTAGCAGGGCAATCAGAGCCACTAAATCAGTTCGGCATAAACCTAAGCGCGACAGCGGTACAGGCTCACGCTTTAGAAACGCGAATGATAGACGGCACTAGGGAAATGACTGAGGCGGAGAAGGTTACAGCGCGTTACAGCTTGCTAATGCAATCAACTTCAGCGGTGACCGGAGACTTTGCAAACACCTCAGACGGTCTAGCTAATCAGCAGAGAATTTTAGCAAAAGTATTAGAGGACACTCGCGCAGAAATTGGCGAAAAGTTTATGCCCATAATGCAGGACTTTCAAGGGTTTATTCTCGAGACAGTTATCCCGGCGGTGCAAGACTTTTGGGCTTCTATCATTGACCCGGCAGGCGAAGCGCAAACTCAAATGAGAGCTATCGGTGATGCAATAGATGTCTTTGCTCAGACCTTTGGCATAGCCTCCGGCAAAGTAACTTCAGATCAGATCTTCAACTGGTTAGGTGATGGAGTAGTCCAGGCAATCAAGGCGCTTACATTCCTCAGTGTCTTTGCTCAAGAGACTTTCGAGGGGCTAGACCTTCTACTAGGTGGGCCAGATGCTCGCTACAGTAGCAACGCCGGGCAGAAGCTTGCAGGAATACAACAGCTCCTAGGCGCTCGCAATAAAGCAACTCAAGCAGCAGATCAAATTAAGTTTGCCCCAGATATGCAAGCAGGCGGCGGAGAGCGAGCTAGGCAGGGCAGCATCTCACAGGGCGGCAGGGGTCGCTTTGATCAGTTTGGCAACGCAATCAGCATTCAGATAAACACAGCGGCTACAGATGGCAAGCAACTTCTTCACGAAATGAACAGGGCGCTAAGAGATCAGGGCAGCGACGTAATCATAAGATGACACTCCTAGCCGATTTTGACATAGCAGAAGACCTGAAGGTCGAGTTCTACATACCCGATAACGCTGCAAACCTATTTATCATAGGAGTTTCTGACTTAGGCGGCACTAACGTCTTAGCAGGAGCAGGCTGGTTTATTATCGGGGTTAGCGAAATAGGCGGCGCAGATGTACTAGCAGAAGGCGCTTATGCTTTTGACTGGCAGAACTTGAATTGCGATGTTGCAAACGTCAAGACCGAGCTAGGCGGCACAGTAGAAAATATGACCTACTTTCAAGCGCAACCTTCTACTGCTGCAATTGCCTTACAGAGCTACACCTACGACCCCACAAACAATAGAACTATTAGACCCGGCACTCCGGTCAGGGTAAGACTAAACAGGGCAGAACTTGACGAGGTTATCTTCTCGGGCTTCATAAATACCGTAGATGTTTCTTATACAGTTGACGGGCTAAACCTAATCAGCATCTCCGCGTTAGATAGCTTTAACAAAGTAGTAACTACTCGACTAGCTGAATTTGACACAACTACAGACTTCCCGGACGGCTACGCTACTCCTTACGAGGTAATCGAGAAGGTTGCCGAGGGCTTCGGTACTAGCATGTACGCGCTTAGCAGCGAAACAACAGGCAGAATACCAAGTGTGTTAGCAACTGATGTCATACCTAATTTCTTTTTATCAGACGCTATACAGGTAGGGCTAGGGTTCTTCTGGATAGACCCTCCTACTCAGGAGTTTGTTTTCATTCCGCGCCCGGTCATAGCCGCGATTCCAGATGGCACTTACACTATCGGCAACTCACACGAAGACGATCTTCACCTATGTATGAGCGACCTCATAGTCCAGGGTGAATACGATGATGTTTATAACTCGCTCAGGGTCGCGCTAAAGACAGATGATGCAACCTATGTAATTAGGCAAGATCAGGATTCAATAGACCTATACGGAGTAGCGGCGATAGACGTGCAGATAGACACGACAGACATAGACCAACTAAACGTATGGGCGGATAGAGTCTTCACTCAGTACCCCACTCGATTGGTAAAAAGTGTTACAACTCCGGCAATAGACAGGAACAACAACTTGACACACGCGGCAGAGATTATGCCCGGAGAAGTGCTAGGTGTAAAATACGTTACTTCAGAGATGAACATAGACAGCTACTATTCGGTTGCTAAGGTGATTCACACGATAGACGTAAACAATTGGTTCACTAGACTAGAGCTATGGAAAGAGGCATAAATGGCATACAAGACATTCGCTAACGGATTCCCACTTCCGGCAAGCGATCTCAATAATTTTCTAATGAATCAAAGCGTTATTGTGTTCGCAGATTCAGCAGCTAGGACTACTGCAATACCTAGCCCGGTAGAAGGTATGCTCACTTACCTCGAGGACACTAACGCCTATGAGAGTTGGAACGGCTCGGCTTTTGTAAACATAAACGATAACACAGACGCAATACCTAAAAGCACAGTAACAACAGCACAAGACCTAATAGTTGCAGACGGAGCAAGTTCGGTCACTCGCTTAGGTGTAGGGACAAACGACCAGGTTCTTAGTGTCGTTGCCGGGGCAGTAGCTTGGGCAGATGCAGGCGGCGGCGGCGGAATGAATAGTATAATAGAAATTACCGCAACAAATTCGTCTTATGATGTTTCTGCAATTTCAGGATTCGTAAGAATAACCATCATTGGCGGCGGCGGCGGAGGTGCATCTTCTAATACTGCTGGTAGCCGAGGCGGAACAACAAGCATAACCTATGACGGTAGAACGGAATCGGCTACAGGTGGTAACGGAGGAGCGCAAAATTCAAGATCTGCAGAGTATGCTTTTTCTTCCTATAATTCAGGGCAGGCTCGCGTTTTAAATGATAATGGTAGAAGCGGTCTAGGCGGAGAAGTTAAAGTTGTTTATTACGACCTAACGGGAGCTTCAACAATAGATGTTGTAATTGGCGCTGGCGGTGCTGGTGCTACTAATGTCATTACAGCTTCGGCAGGATTTAGAGGAGTTATAACGATGGAGTATTCGGCATGAACAGAATAGCGGCAATAATTGAAAATGGATTAGTTCAAAACGTTATTGAAATAGCAGACGGGGATAAGGGCAACATTGAGTTAGACCTTAGAAACGCTATAGAAATAAAAAAGCTAAATGCTGGTATCGGCTGGACTTATGAAAAAGGAAAGTTTATAGCACCTCCTAAAACTCAAGAGCAGTTAGATGCTGAGGCTGAACAAGTCGCTAAGGCAGAAACACGCTCAGCAGCAGAAGACAAGCTCTTAGCACTAGGGCTAACTACTGAAGACTTGAAAGCCCTACTAGGCTAATGTCTGAGCAGATACCTAGAAGCAGCACACAGCAGCAGTTACTACTAAAGCTAGTAGGTGACATGGCAGACGTAAAAGCCGGGTTCAAGATGCTGCAAGATCATGAGGACAGAATCAGAGAACTTGAAAAGGCACGTTGGAAGAACGCTTGGATTACTGCTTTCGCTTCTGCTGCTCTGACAGCTTTCGCTGTTACCGTTGTTTCGCAGGTGCTAATTTGAGATACCCACTGCCTAAAGCAAGCATCACAGCACTCTATGGCGCTACAGAAAACAGGAGTACCCCACATCGGGGACTAGACTTTGGCGCAGCGACAGGCGCTTGGATTACAGCACCGGAAACAGGCACAATAGTATTAAACACTTGGAGCGATGTCCTGGGTAATTGCTTAGTCCTACGCTTCTGGCATGAGGGCAAAGAAATGCCTATGTATCTAGGCTTCGCTCACTTGAAGGTTAAGAGCAAGCACAAGGTAGGTACTAAAATCTGGGAGGGTAATAAGTGGTTCGCAGCGTGTGGAAACACTGGGAGCGCCTCACGCGGCAGCCATCTCCACCTTACCTACGGTGACACCCCTAAGCACATCTTCTATGGTCAGACATTCGACCCACTAGCCCTATTGGAAAGGTTCGCAAAATGAGATTTAACCCACAGATCAGAAAAGCAATCTACGCGGCAGTAGCCGGATTAGTGCCGCTTCTAGTAATCGCGGGCATAGTTACCGGAGAGCAATCACAGCAGATACTTAGCAGCGTTGCGGCAGCTTTAGCATTCTTCGCTTCAGTGATGGCAGTAAAGAACACTGAGGTAAACAACCCTGAAGAATACGAAGACGTAACCGAGGGAATAGAGCCTCCACACATTCCAGGTGTCTAACTTTTTTCACCCTTACCAGACTACTTTTTACACTAACTTCGAGCGTTTCGCAATCTAGCGCGTTGCCTAGTGTTCACGCCTCCCCAGATACCATGTTTTTCATCATTCACTAGGGCAAACTCTAGACACAAAGACCTAACAGGGCAGATCTTACAAAGACTAATAGCTGACCTAAGACTTGTATTTGGAACGCCTCCTTCTGGAAACCAAGCATCAGGATCAGAAGTTTGGCAGGCAGTTGCCCCGGTCTTTCTTATGCCTTCTGCTAATGCTGTAAGTGCTTGTTCTGAGTTCATGCCTAAACAATAACTGCAATTATGTCGCGCTGCTTTGCTATGCTCCAAAACATGATCACAGTAAATAAGACAATAGCCAAACTTGGCGGCACTCTAATCGGTACACACCCGGCAGGATCTCCTGAGTGGCATGCTCAGAGATCTCACGCAATCGGCGGCAGCGACATAGCACCGATAATGAATAAATCCCCCTGGACTAGCGCGGTGTACTTATGGGCGCAGAAGTCTGGCTTGCTATTGCCTACAGAAGGCACAATGGCTATGAAGCTAGGTAACTACTTCGAGCCTGCTATAGCTCGACTATTCGGTGACATGCACCCACATCTAATAGTTCACACTGGGGATTACACCTACGAGTCACAAAAGAACCCGTCATTCCACGCTAACCCAGATGGCGTTATTGAAGACGAAGATGGCAGGTTATACATTCTTGAGATCAAATTCTCTAGAAACGCTATGCCTATCTTGCCGGAGCATTACAGGCTTCAAGTTCTTTGGTACATGATCGTAACGGGCTTGCATAGCCCCGGTGTACTTTGTGCAGTCGCAGGAGGCGAGTACAGGGAGTTTACTATCGAGTATGACCCTATAGAGGCTGAAGCACTTATGAAGGCGGCAGAGAGCTTTCTAGAGCTTGTCAGGACAGGAGAGCAGCCAGACATAGAAGGCAGCGATTCTACTTATAGCGCAATTAGGATTCTGCACCCGGACATAGAAGACAC